CGCTCGACCGACATCATCACGGTTCGCATCAGCTTGTCGGCGCTCACCGACGGCGGCAGCAGTTCGGCGAAGATGGTCTTGCGGGCGGTCAGTTCGCGGTCGATGACCTTCAGGTCAGTGCCCATCTTTTTTATCCCATCCCGGCGTTACGTGGTTTTTGACGTTCCACGCCAGGGCATATGCGTTGTGCAGGAACCCCCGCAGATGGGTGATCTCGATCGCGACAACTCTGGAATTGTCCACCATGGTGGCAATCGTGCCATTGGCGGCGTCCAATCTCCCCTGCAGATGATCACACCGTTTGCGTAAATCCTCCAACTGAGACAGCAGAGTAAGACGCGCGGGCTGCGAGTGTTTCTTTTTCTTGGCCACGGTCAGCCTGCGTTGATGGTTGATGCCGGTGGCTCGCCGACCACGCCGGTATCGGCCGGGTCGACGCTCATCCTGATGTATCCCCTTTTGTCTTGCTTAATGCCGACCCTGAAACCAGGAACGATCAGCAGCTCGGCATCCTCGGCGGCGGCCAGGAGCTTGGCCTTCGACACTGTCCGCTGTCTTTCCATGCCGGCAGCCTCTCGGCTGGCCCACAGGTAGAGCGAGGCTTCACTATTGAGGTCGCCGCTCGGGATCTCGACGATCTTGCGCGGCTCCCGTGCCGGCCAGATCATCCGCATGACCGCAAGCTCGGCGTCGGTGCCGGTCGGCTCGGGCCGCTTCTTCTGCTTCACCGATTCCCAGAACATCGAGACCTTCAATTCGATCTCGCTGATCACCGACGGGATCGGGCGCCGCACGATGGCCGGCATGATCGTCCCGGTCTGCATCACCAGGCAGACGATCACACCCCACGAACGGCCGGTCACGGCGAGTTGATGTTGAAGCTGCAACTCGTACTGCGGCGGCGCCCGATCCTCTCCCCAGTGCTCCATGTAGGCGGCGTAATCGAACACGACCTTGGTCTCGCAGATGCCGGGGCCCCACTCGTGGTCGAGGATGTCGAAGTCGAGCGTGCAGCCCATGCCGGTGATGGTCGGGTGGAGGTGGTATTCCCGCGAGCGCTCGATCTTCCAGCCGAGCTCCTTGCCAAGCCGCTCGGCGATGAACGGCTCCAGGTAGCGGCCCAGCGCCATCTTGTTGTTGTCGATGTCCTCGCGCTCGGTGATGCCGCTCTTCTCGGCCCACAGCGTCAGCTCGGTCGCCCATGGCGACGCGCCGAACAGGATGGCGACGTCGGACCCGCCGATGTTTCTTTTCCGCAGTTCGTGCCACTGCGCGTCGGACTCGATGGTGACCTGGGGCATCAGGATTCCTCAGAAGCAGGTATCGCAGGTGCAGTGATTGCGCCCGCCGCTCTGGCAGTTGCGCGAGGCGAAGTGGCTCGGCCCGAATCCGCCGCGCTCCTTGATCTCCTGGCAGTACTTGCAGTTGGCGATCTCGTCCTTGCGCGCCTGCTTGACCAGCAGCTCGATGTATTCCTGCTCGGTCATCACAGGATGCGCCCGATCGGGATTCCCATGCGCGACGCGAACAGGCAGACGGCGCGGGCGCGCGGATACTCGCCGGCCTCGTAGTCCCTGAAGGCGCGCTCGGCGTCCTGGTAGTTGTCGAAATCTTCGTAGCTGAGACCGCCGCTGGTCATCTCGCGGCCCGGCATCGGCGACCAGTCGCTGACGACGATGAACTCGCTTGCCTGCTCGATCAGCGGTTTGACGAGGGTGAGGGTGTGAGACATTGCGGGCTCCGTTATTTGACGACAAGGCGGGGAACGGGTGCGGGTTCCACCGGCCGGCAGCGCAGGCGCCAACCGGATTCGGCGCGCGACAGGGCGATCGCCTCGAGGCAGTCGTGGTAGCTCGGGAACGTCTGTCCGGTGCGCCGCACGTTCGGCGCGTCTGCTTGAAGCAGCGCACCGGGCCGCTCGGCCAGCAGTTCGTAATCGAGGGCGAAGGCGCGCGACGCGCAGAACAGGGTCGCGCCGGCCCACAGGAAGCCGCGAGCGGTCATGGCCGATCGATCTCGTCCGCCAGCCGGGCTGCCTCGGTCCTGATGGCGGCGTTCTCGCTGCGGGCGAGCTGGGCCAGGATGCGGGGCACGCTGGTGTGGATGACGCAGGCGCCCATATGGCCGACGGCGCGGCGGGCGCCGAACAGGGCGGTGGTCTCGGCGGTCAGGCGGTCGACGGCGCGCAGGGGGGTGGGCGAGGGCATGGCGGGCTCCCTAGTCATTGAGGGAATGACGGTCGGGACATTCGTCGGGGAGCAAATCGGGACTAGTGGCGATTTGCTCATTCAGCTCCAGCAGGCCGACCGCCCGCCTGATCGAGGCCAGCAATGCCTTCAGCCTGGCGGCCTTTCCTGGCTTGGCCAACCACTCGGCCACGCCCTCGGGACGCGCCGTGATCGCATCGGCGGTGCGGGCGTGGGCCGTCACCTCGCCCACCCACTTCGCTGCTGCTGCTGCTCGCTTGTCCTGCTCGATCTCCGCCTTGGTATGCAGGGTGACGTGGCCGTACTTGGCGGCGAACTCGACGGCCGTTCCCTTAAACTCGGAGTCGACCTCCTCGCGGGTCAGGCTCTTGATCCTCACCACCTCCAGCGGCCGCGGCTTGTCCTGCATCACGTCGGGGATGCGGGCGGTGCGCTGGCGCTGACTGCGGCCCGATCGGCGTGAATGGGGGCGTGGTGCACCCCGTCCGGTTTCGGATGGGGTGCACTGCTCGCCCTTTGACACCTTTTCCCAGATGGTGCGCCACTTATACGACGTGCTCTCTCGGAGCATCTTGCGGCCAGCCTCGGGGTCGCGGGCGAAACCCCACCCAGGCCGGCCTGTTGATTCCAAATCAATATCCGGCCCCATCCCCGCTTTCCCCGCTATCCACCGCGATTATCGTTCGCGTCCGTTCTCACAACAGCTAGTGCGCCGTCCGCTTTCCATAACTAGTAGATCAGCACCAACAGCACCGCCTGCAAGAACAGGTGCATCGCCGCCAGCGTCAACGCCAGGCCCCACGCCGTCTGCGGCCGGATCAGCACCAGCACAATCGCCACGGTGAAACAGACGAAGATCAGCCAGCGCAGCATCTCCCATCAGACGACGACATAGGCGCGCAGGAAACTGGCTGCCGCATACGAACCGGCGCCAATCGTGACACGGAACCCGGTGGTCGACGCCACCGGGGCACCGCCGTCTCCCCCCATCACCTCGTTGTAACGAGCGGCGACCGAAATTCCGTACTGAGTGGATGTCAGCCACCACGCGAGTATGGTGGAATTCCCCACCAGCGTGATTTTTGCTGCAACGTATCTTCCCCCGCCAATCGGCCAGCCAGTTGTCAGCGAATTAGTGCCGGTTCCCGAAATTGACGCGGCACTCTGATAGAGAAGGGAGTGGCTGTAATTGGCTGCGAAGGGCGTCGCTCCCTGCATACACTGCAAGCCAAAATTTTGGTCGGTCTGACCCGTGGTGGTGAACAGGCAGTCCAATTCGACCCGCTTGGTATTGGCCGGAATCGTTACCTGCAAGAACGTCTCGCCACCGACCGCAACCTGCTCGCTGTAGAGACTTAACGCCGCGCTCGCCGCCGCCCAGGCAATGCCGCCGGCCGTTGCCTTCAAAATCTGGCCGTCCGTACCACGCGCCAGGCGCGCCACCGTGTCGGCCGCCGTGCCCACGATCAGGTCGCCGGCGGCGTCAACGATCTGCCGCTTGATGGCGTCGGCCTCCAGCACGGCGAGGTCGGCGTCGTCGGCCGGCGTGTAGCCCAGGCCGGCGACGATCTGGTCGTGGGTCAGCGGTTGCGGCACGCGCTGCCAGGCGACGCCGTTGAACGCCACGAAATCTCCAGGCAACCAGGTCGAGATACCGTCGAGGTTGGTCGAGCCGGCGACCGATACCATGTAGAAGTCGCCGCGCGCCGGCGTCGGTACGCCGAGGCCGCCACTGGCCAGCGGCGGCGTGTTGGTCGCAGCGTCCCATGTGCCCTTGTATTCAAGGCCAGTGATGACGCCGGCCATCTTGGTCTGCACCCAATGCGTCGTCGGCACCTTGGCATTGTTGTCATCGGCGGTGCCCGGCTCGGCCGTCGTCGCTGCGGCGCCAAGGTTGACCGGCGCCATGAAACTAGACGATCCAGCGGTGACGGTGAGGCCATCGAGGTTGACGGTGATGCCGGGAAGCACGAGCGGCCCGGTCATCGTGTCGCCGTCCTTCAACACGAAATCAAAAATTCCCGGATCAAAGTATGGGAGCTGCGAATATTTAAGGACGCCGTCGCCCAGCTTCATACGCACCGAGCCGCCGACCAGCCGTTCGATGGCAAACTCGCCCAGGCCGATAATCAGGTCGTTGGCGCCCCACTCGGCCGTCGTGCCGATCAGTTGGCGCATCCTTGCGAATGTGTCGGTCATCGGTCGTTCCTCATGCCGCGGTGGTCAGGTTGGTCCAGGTCGTCGAACCACTGGTATTGACATAGAGCCTTGTCGTCGTCGTGGTCGCCGCCGTGTTCGTGTAGAGCGACCCCTTTGCCGCTGCGAACGTCGGCGCGCCGGTGCCAAAATAGATTCCAAGGTCGGCCGTGCTCGACGCCTTTACGAAGGCCTGCGTTGCAGCGCCAGCACCGACTGCCAGCGTCGAATTATGCGTGACGTTGCCAGAGAACGTCGCCGTCGTGCCGGTCAGCGTGCCGGCCGTCGAAACATTGCCGCTGTCGTTGACGCTGAACGTGGCCGTGCCGACGCTATTAGTGCCGTAGATCAACCAGTCTGTGGCGACTGTCTGACCCTGCAAAAGCAGCTTCACGTTGTTGAGTGGTGCGCCGCCTATGCCGACATGGTTTTGAAGGAGGATGTTGCCAGTCACCATGTCGGCGTCAAATACGCTGACGATCCCTCCGCCCGCCTTTAGATAGCTGAAGGCCCGCCAGTGATCGTCAAACAGGTCGGTGTTGAGATGACGCGTCGCGTTGGTGGCACCCTGCCAGACGATGTTGCCGCCCTCGGAGGGGTTGTTTTCCGGCGTGAGCGACAGCGCGCCTGTGGCCAGAGGTCCATTAACGGTCACCGGGCCATTGAACGTCGCCGACGTGCCGGTCAGCGGGACGTTCACGGTCATCGTAGTGAGAGAAATCAGAACAGGCTCCCCCGAGCCGTCCATGTTCTGGATGTGATGCGTCGTAGCGCGATAGAAAGTTTCGACAGGGCCGACGTGCAGGCCGATGTGGCCGTCCATCGCGGCGATGGCCGTGAACGTCGATGGGGTTTCAAACAGTACGGACTTGCCGTCGATCTGGTAGTCGTTGGCGATGTTAACCTTATCGCTGAACGTCGCCGTCGTGCCGGTCAGCGCGCCGCTCAACGTGCCGCCGGCCAGCGGCAGATAGGCGCCGCCAATCGTCGCCGCCACCTGGGCAACGGTGATTCGGTGGCTGACACCGGCCTGGTTGGCTTCTAGCTGGTCGGTCGGAAAGACGGCACCGGCCGGCGGCAATTCGGAAATCTTTGGCACGGGTCCCCTCCTATTCGATGAACCGAATCTGGTCGGTCTCGGTCAGCCGCTCCAGGCCGGTCAGCACATACGGCGGCACGATGGCCGCCGGGAACGCCGGCGAGCCGGCGATGATCCAGTCGACCGACGGAGCGACAGGCGAGCCGGCAATAATCGTGGTGGCGTTGCTCGGCTCGTCTGGCGTGCCGCCGATCACCCACAGGTCGGTCGGCGTCGCCGGCCCCGGCAATGGCTGCAACGGGTCAAGCTCGGCGCCGACACGCACGCGGACCCAGCCATACACCGGGTTGTCGATTTCAAGGTTACTGATGAAGCGGACCTGGTGCGGGCTGGCAATCTCGCCAATGGCGCCCGACAGCCACGACTCCAGCTTTGGCATGATGAAGAAGTCATAGCCGTTGATGTTGACCCATCGCTGCCACACGCCCAGCTCGGGCACCGTCATCACGAATTCCAGCCGGAACGTATGCGGCATCGTCTTGTAGAGCCGGCGCTGCCGCTGGAGGCCCGATTCCATCGGCGTCCGCAGCAGGCCCATGTCGACCGTAATCGCATACGGCGATATTTGGGCGCAGCGGAATTCGGCGGGGTAGGTTTCCATCACGGCACCGGGTTCTGCAAGAAGGTCAGCGTGTCAAAATACACCTCGGGGTCGTAGACCACGCCGCTAACGTCGACGGTCTTACCGCCCTTGGGAGACAGGACCGTCAGGGTGAAATCCTTTACGACGCGCTCGCCGTCGCCCCAGGCGTAATGCGTCCGCTCCTGAAGCGGCCCGAGGCACCAATCCTGCCCCGGCCCCCATGGCGAGCTGGCCAGCGCGACCTGGTTCGCGGCGCTGCCCGGCATTACCTGGACGATGGCCGACGCGCCGCTGAATTCGTCGCGAAACATCATGTACCAGGGACCGGGCACCTCATCCCACGGCAGGTCACGGTCGAGCGTCAAGGCAAGGCCATCGACGCGGGCGACCAGGCCGCTTACGCCCCAGCGCGGCAGGGTATGGGCGACGGCGATGCGCTCGCCGGGATTCGGGATGAGGCCTTCCAGCTCGGTCGAGAACTGCACCAGGCGCCGCAGCATTTGCCGGCGCTGCCATTGCAGGCGCGCATACTGCGCGGCGTGGGCATGGTTGGCGCAGCCGAACAGGTTCATGCGGTCGGGCGACACACTCCCCACCGGATAGCGAGCGTAGGCCGGCGACCAGGTGGACGGGTCGACGTAGGCGATTTCGACGCCATCGGCCGCGCCGGTCGGCTCGAAATGGTAGGCCAGCGAGAACGAATTGCGGACCATGTTCTGCTCGGTGAACAGCATCGACCTCACGGGCCGTATGCCGTCCTGCGCCACCGACATGGCCCCGCCAATCGGCAGCGGCGCGGCGGCCACGACCTGCATGGACTGCGCCAGCGCCTCCCATACCGTCGTGCGCTGCGTGTAAACGGCATTGAAGCCGTAACCCGCCCAATAGCCCTCCAGAGCATGAAGGCGCACCTGGTCAAGCTCGGCGCGCGGCCGGCCGGCGCCATACTCGGTGTTGCAATAAATGTCGGCAAAGGCCTGCGCCGGATTGGAAGTCGCCCCCAGGCCGCCGGAGCCGTCGATCAGCGGCAGGCGGCGCGCGCAGTCGACGCGGACCTGGCGGTCGGCGCTGGACGATACCTGGTCGGCGTGCAGGCGCACCAGCAGGAGCGTCGCGTTGCCATAGGCGCGGCCGTCGGGCGGGCCGCCGCACGCCAGCATGAGGCCGCGCCAGTAGAATTCGTTTTGCTCCTCGCCATTGGGTTCCTTCTCGGTGCGGCGATAGAGCTTCACCAGCCAGGCGGCGCTGCGGCCAAGGTTGATGACATAGGTTTCCCGCCGCGGGTCCATCGACCCGCCGGTCAGCGAGTAGAGGAATTCCTGGCGCGTGCCCGGCACGGCGTTGCCGTTGGCGTCGGCCTCGTCGACGTAAATATCCCAGTTGACCGCGGTTCCGGTCGGCTCGCCCCACTCGGGCATCTGATAGAGGCCGCGCGGCCATTCGATGAGGATTTGCAGGATTTGTCCGACCATCACGCCGGCGCGGCCGACCTGATAAAATCCGGCGGAGTCGCCGGCGTTGGTAAAGCGTTGCTCGCCCACCTCGGCGCTGACCCACGGGTTCTCAAAGAAATTGCCGGTCCAGCCCCAATCTTGCGTGAATTGATAGAGGTGGCCGAATTCGCCGTTGTGCGATCCTGGGCGAACGTGAATCCATTGCGCGCCGGCGCCCTCGATCTGGTTCATCGAGGTTTCGCCAACGATCACATCGTAAATGTCATAGTCGCCCTGACCGAGACACATAATCATGTCGATGTGCATACCCCGCGGCGCATCGTAGGTGGCGCACGGTTGGGCGATGAGGTCGGGCGTCATCAGAACACGGCCGTACTGCACCGGCACCGGCTCGCCCAGGCGGGCGATGTTCTGCCTCGACCGGACATTGTAGGCCGGCGACGGCGAACCCGGCCCGTCGTGCTGCGTTGCCACCGGCGCGACCGGGTCAGGGAACAGCAGCGACAGGCCGATATTTACCGCGGCCGACACGACGGCCACGACCACCGCCGTAATGATGATACTGATCGGGTCAATGCCGGCCGGCGGGACCATCAGCACCGCGCGCTCGCCCGCCATGATAGGCCGTTCCAGGTAGGCGTCGTCCTGGGCGTCGATGCGTTCTCCGTCGTGCCAGTGCAGCACCGGCCCGCCGGCGCCGCCGCGCTCGGGTGGATAGTGCTCCAGCAGCCAATCGAGCGGCGTTGTGCCTGGCGCAACGTCGAATGTTTCCATGTCGCGCTGTGACAACGGGTTGCGGATGAATATCAGCGTTGCCATTGCCACCAGCTCGGCGCCGGGTAGCGCAACAGGAAACGCGCCATCGGATCGTAGACCGTGCCGCCATAGGGCGCGGCACAATGAAGGATACCGCCGCCGACCACGACGCCAACATGATGAGGCGAGAAATGGCGAAGGACCAGGGCGATGGCGAACGGCTCGGGCGCGTCGATTTCCGTCGCCAGTGCGCCCTCCTTCACCTCGTTCCACGCCTTGCCAAAGGCGCGAATTTGCTGGGCGATGCCAAACGGCTCGTCGCGCTGCCAGTCCGGCAGCTCAAGGCCCAGCCGCTCGCGGTAGACGGCCAGCACCAGGCCCCAGCAGTCCCAGCCGTTGCGGTCGCGGCCGTTCACCAGGTACGGCACGCCCACATAGTCGTTTACCCATGTCAGGTCGCCGGCGTAGCTCATCCAAAGCGCGGCAGCGCCGTGCCGCCTCCCAGCACCGTCGCCACGAACCACAGGATCACCAGCAGGAATACAATCGCGCCGACAATCTTCAAAATGTGCATCGGTACCGCGATGCCGAGAACGTCGCGCAGCACCCAAACCACCAGCGCCATCACTAATCCAATTACCAGGCAATAGATCAGCAGCCAGACGACAGCGGCGAGCAGCGACATGATGGACCTCCCTCATCTGTTAAGGCCGGGAAAATTATCGACGCGATAGAGGTCGGTCGGAAACGGCCGGTTGAGCACGTCGGCGCGCGTTGCCGTTCCCGTGATGGCGGCGTTGTCGATGGTCACTGATTGCATCGCCAACACGAGCGGCGGGTCGTTTTGTGGCGCCGACCCTTGCACGTCGAGATAGACCCGGTAAGTCGTCGTGATGTTAATGGTCGGCTGGTACGAGGCCGCTTCGATGGCGTCCATCGCCTCGCGGCCGACGTTGTCGAGCTGCACCTGCATATCCTGCTGGCCCTTGCCATCGCTGGTCGGCAGGGTGATGGCGAACGGCACCGGCACGAAAGGTGTCAGGGACGGCGCCCCCGCGCTCAGATAGAACTGCCATGGTTGCCCGTCGCTGGTGATGAAGAAGCGGCGCGGGAACAGCGGATGCCAAAGCTCCAGCGTTTCGATGTAGCGCCGGTCGCTCGGCGCCGAGGCATAAACCCGCTTCAGTTCCGCCGTCGTGGTCATCGGCCGCGTCCCAGGCCGTAGGCCGATTCCAGCGAGCGCGAGAACGGATTGCCGCCGCGCACGACATCCTGCGCCAGCATGTTCTTGACGCGGTCGATCACCACCTCCAGGCCGCCGTCGCTGCGCTGGCGCGTCGATACGTCAACGCCTGGCGCGTTGTTGTTAATGGTGACGTTCCAGGGACCACCACCGGCACCGACCGCCCCGGCGCCGCCGCTCACGGCCGCCGGTTCGCCGGCGCGCGTCGATGGTCCGGCGAGGCTCGCCTGGGCGTTGAACGTCGGGCGCTGCGCCAGCATGAGCGACGGCGACGCGGCGTTGCCGCCGACCTTGGCGCCGCCGCCGGTGATGGACCCAATGATGAATTCCGCGGCCTTCTTGGCGGCAAACTCGGCCAGCAGCTTGGCCAGGTCGGTGATGATGGATTTCACCATTTTATTGAACGCCTCGGCCACCGACATGCTGCCCTTAATCATGTCGGAGAAGAATTCGCCCAGGCCGCCGCCGAGCGCCCTTACTGCGTCCTCGGTGAGTTTTTCAATTGGCGACTTCTGTTTTTGTTTATCCAGAAATTCTTGATATTTTTTCGACGCTTCTGCCGTCGCGAGTTGCAGCGTTTCGAGCGTTATAATTTGCTGCTGATAAAGCCGGTTGAGCCTTTCCATTTCCTGCCCGTAGGCAAAGGCTGGGTCGAGCGCCGCCCGCATCGTGTCGTTAACTGATGTCAATTCCTCCTTTGCCTTTTCGACCGCGCGCGCAAATGTTTGGTCGCTAATCGCCGCCTTGTTCAGCAGCTCGGTATATTCGGCAATCTTCTGGTTATAGGCATTGAGCGGATTGACCGCCGCGGCCAGCGCCTCGCCGCGCTTCTTCAGCGCCTCGGCCTCCTTCTCGACCTCTTTGCTGCCGCCGCCGCCGCCGCCCGGTGGTGGCTTCAGCGGCGACGACTGCGGCTTGGCGGCGCCGCGCGACTGGATGCCGGCCGCGGCGGCGAATTGGTTAGCCAGCGGGATCAGGCCGAGCAGGCGCGCCTGGTATTCATCGAGCGCGGCGCGCGCCAGGCGCGAGGCGTTCTCCGAATCGCGCCACGCATCGCCCAGCGCCGACCAGTTGCCGGACAGCAGGTTGTAGGCCTCGACGCCGGCCGCGGCGATGGAGCGGGCGATTACCTCGGCGGTGAACGCCACGTCGGAGAAGATTACGAGGACGGCTTCCATCAACAGCCGCAGCGCCTTGGCCCCCAGCGCGATAGCCGAAAACTGGTTGTTTGAACTCTCCAGCTCGGCCGTCCATCGCTTCAGGTTGGTGGCGATGAAATCCGTGGTCGTGACCAGGCCTTGCGTGAGGCGGGTCGACTCGTCGAACGCCGCGGCCGCGAGGGTGGCCTGCGCGTTGAGGCGGTTCGTCGCCTGCTCGAAACCCTGCGGTATCTTGGCAAACTCCGCGGCGGCCTTGCTGCTCGCTGCGATCAGCGCATTAGCGACGATGTCGGCCGTAAGCTTGCCGTCGGCCCCCAGCTCTTTCAGTTGGCCCTTGGTCACGCCCATGGCGTCGGCAATGGCTTGCGCCACCAGCGGCGCGCCTTCGCTGATCGACCGCAACTCGTCGCCGCCCAGCTTGCCGCTGGCGAGCGCCTGGCCGAGTTGCGTCAATGCGTTGGACGTTTCGGCCAGGCTCGAACCGCCGAGCTTGCCCAATTGGATAAACGTCTCGGTAACTTTTTCTATCTGGCTGTTGCTGGCGCCCAGGCTGCCCATCGCAATCGTCAGCCGCTGCATCGACGCGCCCACCGACTCAAGCGGCGCGCCGGTGCGCTCGACCACGCCAAAGACGCGGCTCATCATGTCGCCCGCCCGGCCGGCGTCGCCCAGCAGCGCGGAGAAACTGCCTTGCAGGTTCTTCAGCGCGTCGGACGCCTTGACGATGGACTCAACGCCCTTGATCGTCGCGAATGCCGCGCCCACCGCCGCGGCCGCCTGCTTGATCTGGTTGAGGTTTGCTTGCAGGCCCTTGAATGCGTTTTCCGCGCCCTTGGCGGCCTGCTGGGATTTGGCCAGCGCACGCGCCGCCTGGTCCATGCCGCGCTGGAATTGCTCCTGCTGAAGCTCCAGCGAGACGACCAGCGAACCCATCTTGGCCACTAGCGCCTGCCCTTCATGCGGCCGTAGGCCTTGCCGGCCTCGTAGGCGATGGCCTTGAGCGTCTCGGTCACGAGAATGTCGGCAATCTGCGCGGTGTTGGCGGCCACCGCCTTGGCCCAGAACGGCCGCATCGGTGGCGAGCCGGCATAGTTGCCGCCGCCGTGCCGCCGCTGGTAGGCCTTACGGCCGACCTCCAGCACGTTGTAGTAGTGCCGCGTCCGCTTCTCGCCGGGCACCTCCTTCAGCGCGACCCACGCCTTGCCCTTGTACTGTTGGCGCTTGCCGACCGCCGACCGGATGGCCTGGCGCAGCCGGTTGGTGCGCTTGTAGCCCTTGGCAACCTTGGCGTAGGCCGCCTGGCGCAGCGCGGTTCGCATCTTGGCAGAGGCCTTGCGGACGCCGGTTGTCGCGGCGCGCTCCTGCACCGCCGCCGGGAACTTCTCCAGCTCGGCCTTGAGCGCCGCCAGTCCCTTGATTTCGAGCTTTGCCATCAGCGCCCCCGCAGCGCCATGGCAACGCCGGCCGGACCCATCGCCCCAAGCTCGGGCAACTCGTCGGGCGGCGTCGGGCGCGGCGTGTTGGCCTCGCGCGCCTTGGCCTTGGCGTAGGCCTGCCAGCTAATGAATTCGGGTAGCGTCATGGTCCAGCGCAACTCCCCTACCGTGCGACCCAAAAGCTCGGCCAGGCTATGCTGTGCCAGGCGCCACGCGCGCGTCAGGCTTTTGGGTCGGCTCCCTGGTCGCCGGCCTCGCCGGCCTGCATGAATCCGTCCATGCCGTTGGCGCGCATCACGGCCGGCAGCAATTTCTGCGCGACCGGCATCGGGATGCGCTCGACGTTTGCCTCGCCCAGCGGCCGGCCGTTGACGTAGACGCTGCGCGACAGCAGGTAGCGTTGCAGGTCATCGCCCTTCAGCGCGCCCGAATAGAGCCGGTCGGCCTGGCCCAGCAACAGCGGCCGGATTTCCACAAACTTGCCGGGCGCTATCTCGTGCAGCACCGGCTCGAAAGTGCCGGCCAGCAGCGCGTCGAATTCCTCCGGCGTGACCGGCGCGTCGAGCACCGCCGGCTGGAATGGCGGCGCGTGTCCGTTGGCTTCTGCCATGGGCTTTCCTTTCTAGAAACGGTGAACGGGTTTGCTTGAGCACGTCACCGTGGCGGTGAAACCTTGCACCCCGTCGACCGGCAAATCCCACGTCACCATCGACACGACGGCCGGCGCGACGATGTCGCCCTGCTCGAACGGCAGCACGATGTCGAGCGCGCGCTGTATGCCGTCCTCGCTGGCGTCGATCAGCTCCTTGTAGGCCGGGTCGGCAATGTTGATGTTGCCGCCGAATTCAATCGTCGTCGGCGGGATGATGGGCGAGGTAATCGCCAGCGACGGGTCGCAGTAGGTGCCGGCCTGGATCGCCGCCGGCGCGTCGCTGTTGAACGTGATTGCCTTGGCCAGGCACGACAAGTCGAAGGCATCGCCCTGCGCGTGCAGGTCGATGGTCGGCGTCGTTGCCAGCGCGCCGGTCGATCCGGTCGTGTCGGAGCCTGTCAGCGCGAAGTCGGTCGCCGTCGGCGCGCCGACCGGGAACCACTTTCCATCCAACTCGGGAAAGCCGCTATTGCTGACATAGACCATGTCGCCCTCGGCCGCCGTGTTGGCGACGCTGACAACAGCCGGCGCCGCGGTGCTGATGGCGGTGGGCACGAGCGCGGTCGGCGCCTCGGTGCCGCCGAGCCAGATTTGCAGTCCCTTGGTCGAGTAGGCTTTTGCCGGCATGTCACGGCCCTCCTGTGATGTAACGATAGGTCAGCGGTGTGTTTAGTCTGTACCAGCGGTCCGCCGTGCCCGCTGAATGTTCGGCCGTGCCGGATGCGCGCTCCAGCACGAGCTGGCCTTGCGGGTCCACTCGCGCCAGAAGCTCGGCCACGACGGCATCGCTCGCCGCGGCCACGATGGCGTCGCCGGCATTGGGTTCGCCGCCGCATATCACGTTGAGCGATCCCGTCTCCTGGACGATGCCGCAGAATGCAATCGGCTCCACCGTGTCGGTTTCCCATACGACGGTAAACCAGGCGCTTGAATCGGCCGGCCGGTCGTTGTCGTTGATGGTTGCGACGAACGCGGCGCCCACCACCTCGTCGCACCAGCCGCGCACCAGGGCGCGCTTGTATGCCTCGCTCATGGCCCCGCCTCGCCGCCGGCGCAGGTGCAGCGCCAGCCGTACAGCTCGCCGGCGAACAGCACCGGGACGATGCCGTCGATGGTCAGGGACTCGCCCGCGATCTGGAGCCGGTCGAGGACACGCGGCACGCCGCCGGCGGTATCCATGGCGCGGATCGTGACCTTGCGAACCCCGAAGCCCAGCGCGTTTGCCACCGCCACGTCGGTTTCGCGGCCGACCGCAAATCCGGCGCGCAGCTCGACCGCCACGCCGCCCTGAATCCAGGTCGCCGGCGCCGACAGGAACGCCACGTTG